TTAGGAATCGACTGGCAACGGAGTAAGTAAGTGGAGGACCCGGCTAGGTACACCGTTATCGTCCAAACGTTATAAGTGCTAACGATAATGCACCTATTGAAGAGTTTGCCATCGCGGCTTAATCTTCTTGGGTATGAGCTCCACCTAGAAACAGAACGGGCTCACTTCCTTTAACAACTAAAGAGAAAGATATGTCCATATATGAAAAAATTTTTATTGGCATACTCGTTTTTCTAATTTCATTCATCACAATATCAGTTGTAAAATCGCAGGAACTTGTCATACATCCATCCGTGGAATGTCTGGCTAAAAATATCTACTTTGAAGCACGAAATCAGAATGAGAAAGGTCAAATTGCAGTTGGCCTTGTTACTCTTAATCGTGCAAAAGATAATAGGTTTCCTGATAATGTGTGTGATGTTGTTTATCAAGCTGTGTTTAGAGGTGATTTACCAATGCGGCACAGATGCCAATTTAGTTGGTATTGTGATGGTAAACCAGATGTGATAAGAAACACAGAAGCATATCAAAAAATCATTGATCTTCTACCTAAAGTATATTACTATAGTCTATTCAATGATATTACTAATGGATCAACTCATTATCATGCAAAGTATGTTTCTCCAAAATGGCGCAAGGAGAAAATAGAAGTTGCATCAATTGGTGACCATATTTTTTATAGGTGGGATAGACAATGAAATCAATCACTACTGCTTGATTTTATACTATTTTTTTAGAACCGTCTAGAAACCTCGGAGTCCTCTGGAGGGTGGTTCTGTACACATTTCGTTCTTCTGAGGTTTCTGGACGGCGAACTGAAAGGATATAGACATATGGAAGATAACAAAAAGTATATTCTATCCATTAATGAGGAGACTTTCTTTTGTAAAGATGTCAATGAAGCAAAGAAAATTCTCAAACACAAATATATGGCTTCCGGTGATGCTGATGTTTTGATTACGGCGTCTTTATATACGCGTCATTCTAGCTTAGGATATCAACGTATTGGAGTTTCTAAAGAATAATGGCTCTTGATATTTTTACAAGAGATCGGTTTTCTGAGGGCGTGGAGAAACTTGTCTCTCAGAAGCACGTAAGTTATATTGATGCTATTCTTATTTTCTGTGAAGAGAATGAGATAGAACTTGATCGTGTTCCCAAACTTATTAACAAGAAAATCAAATCGACACTTGAAGGAGAAGCATCAGATCTAAATATGCTTAAAGAGAAAGGAAACAAACTTGAATTCGAATGAAGGTAGAGATGCATTTGAAGTCTATATGGCTATTCGTCTTCATTTTACGACAGACTATGATTTCTTTAGATATAACGGAAAGACTCGCGTAACAGAACAATCATGGCTTTCACGATCTGATAAGTTCTTCTTTAAGAAGATTCAACGAGATTATGGTAGTGATCTCGTAAATTTCTTTGTGTCTAATTATATGGATGGGCAGGAGCTTTGGTCAAAAGAACTGATCGGAAAACGTGCACGTAGAAATTATGAAGAATTTACACCTGATGGCCATTATACAATCTTCAAGAGAGACTGTGAAAGACTTAGTGAAGCATACGGTCATATTACAAAGCTTCTTGAATATGAAGAAGGAGCACATCCAATTCTCATGAAGGAGTATATAACTGAAAGAGTTCATCCAATTACAATGATTATTCTCGAGAGTTTTATTCATTACTCGAAAACATTTCCGTGGGATGATAAGCAATGGATTGATATTGTGACTTATCTAAAGAATCTAAAGCCTTTCATCAAATTTGATTATGAAAAATGCTCCGAATTGTATGAAAATACGTTGACGTGAGTACGTATATATAGTATGATACTAAAGTTATATTATGATTATGTGGATAAGCAAATACATTAACACACACATAAGGATACATTCATATGTCTAATACATTCGCACAACTCAAGAAGTCCTCTGGTTCTAAGCTCCTCGAAAAGGTTCGCGGAGAAGCAGAAAAACTCTCCTCAGGAAATAAGAATAACAATAAAGACGAACGCTTCTGGCAGCCCACGGTTGACAAAGAAGGGAACGGCTATGCTGTTATTCGCTTTTTGCCTGCTCCGCAAAATGAGGAAGTTCCTTGGGTTCGTCTGTTTCGGCATGGTTTCCAAGGTCCGGGTGGCTGGTACATTGAAAACAGTCTAACCACTCTGAGTAAGGATGATCCATGCGCCGAATTGAACAGCGAACTTTGGAATCGTGGAGATCAGGCTGGTAAAGATCAGGCACGCAAACAGAAGCGTAAACTGACTTACATTTCCAATATCTATGTTGTCAAAGATCCGGGCAACAAAGAAAACGAAGGTCGAGTATTTCTTTTCCGTTACGGTAAGAAAATTTGGGATAAGCTCAATGAAGCTATGAACCCAGAATTTGAAGACGAACAGAAAATGAATCCATTTGATCTTTGGGAGGGTGCACCGTTTAAGCTCAAGATTCGTAAGGTTGAAGGATATCGCAACTATGACAAATCTGAGTTTGGTGCTGTTGCTCCTCTTTCAGATGACGACGATGAATTGGAAAATATCTGGAAGACAGAGTATTCTCTTTCTGAGTTCGTTGACCCTAAGAACTTCAAGTCTTATGCCGAATTGAAAGCAAAACTTGAAAAGGTTCTGAAATTGGATACAAACGGTCCGTCAGCTACAAGTGCTGAAGATTTGGATGAAGAAGATTTTGAAGAACCAAAGTCTGAAGAGCCGAAACAATCAAAAACGAAAGCTCCGAAAGTTGATACAGACGACGATGATGATGGGGATTTTGATCTCTCTGACTTTGAGTCAATGATCGACGACGAAGACTAATTACAAACCAGCCATGGCACTGAGGGTCGGCTCTTCAGACTTCGGTCTAACAGCTGACCCTCCATTTCTATTTGTGATGTTGTTTTGCATGCTGCTCTGATTCTTAGTAGAATTATCAACGATGGTTACTACGTTTGTACCAGCTCTGTCAATTTCTCTTGATTTCATATCAATATCTTCTCCGATATTAGAAGCAGAGCTATAAACATCTCCTCCAGATTTACCAAAAAATCTATCCGACACACCAGGAATTTCTTCTGTATCTTCTCCTATAGCAGATCTATAAGCATCTTCTCCAGATTTACCAAAAATTTTATCCAACACACCAGGAATTTCTTCTGTTCTTTGTGATGTTGTAACGTCGATTGTGCCAATCTGTTTCTGCAGTTTGTTTATTTTGTTCTGTTCTGTAATTTCTTCAATCTGTTTTTCAATTTGTGACAGTTTGATTTGTTTGGTTGTCTCACCAATGTTACTTTCTTCTATACGTGTTTTTGCTTTTTCGAGTTCCTGAAGTTTATTTTCATTGTCAGTGATCTGTCTATCTCTTTGTCTTTCTCTCAAATCTGTATCAACACCTAGCATTTCTGCTGCTTTATCTTGAAAGACTGCAGGTAAAGCATCAACAATGAGAATTTTAAGACTGTCAAATAGATCTGCAATGAAGTTAGAAATTCCTTTCGTTGCTGTTTCTTTGAAGTTTGTTTCTATTCCAAAAAGACCGGCTATCCAATCAAAGATTCCAAGAACACCACCAATAAACCCTCCAATTGCAAGAGAGATCTTATCAGTTAGTGATAGTTTTTCTTTATCGAGTATTTCTTTGCCATTTTCAAGAGCTTCTGTTGCACCAATCATCCCAGTCACAAAAGCAGCTGCACCTGCAGCAAACAAAGCAACTGGAGCAGATATCAATGCACCAGCAGAAGCCAATGCTGGGCCAACACCACTCAAAATAGTTGATAAACCAATAATCTTTGCGGCAATACCACCAATGACTAGCGCAATAATACCAAAGTTCTCTTTAAGAATATCAAGACCGGTTTTATTTGGATCATTGAAGTCCTCAAAGAGATCACCAAGACTATTACCAAGCCATTGAACAATTGGAAGCAAATAGTCATCCCAAAGAGAAACAAGTGCAGGCCACAAAGTTTCTTTCATGAACTTTAGGCCTTCTTTAAAAAACTTACTGTCTAGAATTTCAGGAAGGAAATACAGAAATCCAAGGGCGGCGGCACCGCCGAGTATACTAAAAAGACTGTTTGTTAATTTAGATCCAAAAG